ATTTTAGGAGAAGACATAATGAAAACATCTAATGAAATCAACGAGTTAGCAGCAGCGCTATCTATAGCTCAGGGCGAGTTTGTATCTGTTCTAAAGAAGAGCAAAGGCGTCCATAACTCTAGCTACGCAGAGCTTGTTGAATATGTAGACATGGCTAGACCGCATCTAGCGGCTAACGGTCTATCATTCTCACAATTCCCTTATAACGAAGATTTACGAGTAGGTGTAATCACTAGGATTATGCACAAGTCGGGTCAGTGGATGGAACACCAGTTTAGCGTTCCACCCGCTAAGAATGATGCTCACCAATACGGATCGGCTATTACTTACTGCCGCCGTTATAGTTTGGGCGCAATACTAGGCATTCCATCAGACGATGACGATGGCAACGGTTCTATGTCATTTTCTACTCCGCAAGAAAAAGCCCCTCAGAAGCCCATAGACGCGATTACAGACGACCAAGTAAAAGCCCTAGTGAATCTATTAGAAGGCGATGAAAAGCTCACAGCGCAGCTTATGGACGCTTATGGCATATCTAAGCTAGAGCATCTGCAAAGCAACCAGTTCCGACCAGTGTATAACAAGATAAATCAACTGAAAGGAGTAAAGAAATGATAATCGATGCAAAAGACCGCTTTACATCACCCGACAAAAGGGATGATAATAAAGGCTTCTTTTACACAACGCCAAAAGACTTTGACTGTGTAGCGATAGCCGCAAAGTTAATAGCGTTGATGGAAGAACATCTGGAGCAAGAAGATGAGCAAGGGCAGTAAGCCTAGACCGTTAGCGGTCAGCCAAAAACAGTTCGCAGATAATTTTGATAAAATTTTTAGGAGAAAGGAAATGGAACTAGACCCAGTAGTAATTGACGAGCAGCGTTATAACGACCCTGCACCGCAAAAGCTAGAACCGCTAGAAGATAGGGTTGACTATCATAATGAGCTAGTCATGGTGCCTTACAAGCGGTTTGAAATGATACGGCTAATTCTTGAAGACTTTGAAGAAAAGGAAAGCAAGAACTACCACGAGCTTGCGTTAATCCTTTGGGGTTTTGTAGAGGACGAGCTAGATATGCAAGAGCGAAAATTCAAAAAGGGGGTCACATGATTATTGTAGATTGCGAGCAGGGAACAGAAGAATGGTTCCAAGCTCGTATGGGTGTTCCTAGTGCTAGTAACTTTAGCAGAATCTGCACCACTACTGGTAAATGGTCTGCACAGGCTGATAGCTACATCAACGAACTAGCAGCAGAAGTTATTACAGGCAAACGGTCAAACGGATTCATTAGCGATGCCATGTTGCGAGGTGTAGAGCTAGAAGAGCAAGCCAGAAAGAATTTTGCCTTTATGTACGATTACGAAGTTGACGAGGTCGGTTTCTGCATTAACGAACAATTAGGCGTTGGTTGTAGTCCCGATGCCTTGATACGCGATGACATGGGCTTAGAGATAAAATGTCCATTAGCGCATAACCATCTAGCGTATCTGCGAGACGGAGTGCTACCGACAAAATATATACAGCAAGTGCAAGGCAGTTTATTGGTAACTGATAGAGATGTTTGGAATTTCTATAGTTATCACCCAGATTTCGGCGAGCAGTTGATGGTCGAAGTACACAGAGATGAAGAGTTTATCGGTCTGCTATCAGACCATTTAATAAGAGCAACAGACCTAATCGGCGAATGTGTCGAGAAATTCAAAAAAGGAGAAGTGTAATGTCCCTAAATAAAGTAATGCTAATCGGTAATGTTGGGCGTGACCCAGAGTTTAAATCTACTTCTAACGGTACAGCACTGGTCAATATGCCCATTGCTACTAGCGAGAAGTGGAAAGACAAGCAGGGTCTACAGCAGGAAAAAACAGAATGGCATCGTGTCGTAATGTTTAACAAACTTGCGGAACTAGCAGGGCAGTATGTAAAGAAAGGTTCAAAGATTTACATAGAAGGCAAAATCACTACCAGTTCATACGAAAAAGACGGCGAAAAGCGTTACAGCACAGAAATCATTGCTAACTCTATGCAGTTTTTAGACTCTAAGCCACAGCAGTCAGCACCGCAGCCGCAACATAAACCTGCGCAGCCAGATAACCCTTTCGGTAGTGACTTTGACGATGACATTCCGTTTTAGATAAAAAAAGCCCGACTAGGCAGGAAAAAGCAAAATCCTAGTCGGGCTTCAACTTCTTTTCAAGGAGAAGGCACACAGCAAGTAGCTATGTGACCCAAACATACCAACAAGGAATTAAAAATGCAAACAGCAAATATCGGTGCAAGTATAATTGAAGCTCAACACGTTAAAAGAATGACCACAGTAGACCTAGCCAAACAGCTAAACGAATCGCGTCAAGCGGTTTACTACACGCGCAGACAGAAGTCGGCATCAATCCATAAGGTTCAGCAACTGGCAGAAATATTTGGCTACACTGTAGACGAATTTATCGCTCTTGGAATTACCGATGCGTAGCAGTGACTCAACAGAAAAAGAAGAAGCTAGAAGGATGCTTGAGCGTGACATTAAACGCTACTTAGAGGTCGGCGGTAAAATTAAAGTGCTACGAGGGCAAACTTTCTCAGATACTGTAGAACCCGAATGGGGCAGACAGAGCGAGTTTAGAAGTCGAATGGGTGAAAATGGGACTAAAAAATGAGTGATAACCGTTTCCATATAAACTCAGCAGAAAGCCTAGAGCAGTTTACGCAGCTAATCATTGAAGAGTGGAAGCGCGATAAGTTTGTTACCGTACAGTGGAAAAAGGGCAAGAGGCGCACCAATGCTCAGAATAGCGCCTTAGCGGTCTACTGCCGTCATTTAGCAGAAGCCCTTAACGATGCGGGTTATGATATGAAGCGTACTCTAAAGCAAGAAATAGACATCCCTTGGACTGAGGATAAAGTACGCGAGTTCTTGTGGAAGCCTATACAGCTAATCGTAATCAACAAAGAGTCTACGACCGAAGCCAATACCGATGAATATTCTAAGGTCTACGATGTTCTAAACAGGCAGATAGCCACCAAGTTTGGCGTTAGCGTACCGTTCCCATCACGAGAAACCTATGAAACTAAAGATTGAGATAGACGAAAGCGAAGCCGAAGAAATTATGGAATTAGCTCGTAACTTGACCGATGTTGTTGAAGCATTAAGAAAACAGGTAAAAGAATTAAAAAGGCTCTGCGATGAACAGAAAAAAATGTCTTGAGACCATACAGTTGTTGTCTCGTATCGCAGCGGCAGACGATAACGGCTATGTACAGTGTGTATCTTGCGGAGTCATAAAGCATTACAGAGACGGAATGCAGGGCGGTCACTATATCCCGAAAGGCAGTAGCTCTTACTGGGCATTAGAAATAGAGAATGTTCATCCTCAGTGTGTCGGCTGCAACATCTTCGGAATGAAAAGTGGCGCAGCAGCGCAGGAATACACGCTATGGATGGAAGATATGTATGGGCGGGACTTCGTGCAAGAAATGCTAGAGAAACGCAGAAACCCAATTAAACTTTACAAAAAAGACTACGAAGAAATGTACAAGGAGTGGTCTAAATTAATTAAATCGCACCAAAACAGAATAGGAGAGTGTTGATGCGCCCAACCCACGCTGTAATAAATGGAAAGACTGTTCAGCTATTAACAAGTATTGAGTTAGAAGAATGGAGCGACAATCTGCAAAGATTTGAAGGCGAAGACTATCGAGGAATTCTTACTCTAATGATTTTTTACAATCTGTTTGATGATTTTTTAGAATTTGACGAAGAGGTTTGGGAAAAGTACAAAGTATTTATGAATACAACAAACGAAATGAGTAACGATAGTCAAACCACACACTAGGAGGCAGAAATGGAGGAGTTAATGCAACCAATGAGCCAAGCAGAACTACAGGCTTGGATATTAACTGGCGCGAATGAATTACCTAAAGAATCAGCAGAGTTACGCGCAGTTGGTACTTTAATCAAAATGATAAACGAATCAGCAGAATTTTTTTGCAGCGTACCCAGAATGCGCTGAAAAGTATTCTATTTATTTTAAATCTAAGAATGAGGAATTTAATAATGGATGAGCTAATTGATAAGTGTACGCAGTGGAGTAAAGACAGAGGCATTATTCAATACGGTTCAGCTGAATCGCAGTGTTTAAAGCTAGTATCAGAGGTTGGCGAACTATCTGACAACATCGCCAAGGGCAGGGATGTTTACGATGATATAGGCGACTGTCTAGTGGTTCTTAATAACTTAGCGGTTATGCACAAAACAAGCCTAGAAGAGTGCCTAGCGTTTGCCTACGAGGATATTAAAGACCGTAAGGGAATGATGCAGCCCAACGGTATTTTTATAAAGGAAACTGATATATGACAGAAAAGCCATGCCGCTGCGGCAAGGTAGCAGGAGAAGTAATAGGATTTAATCATCGCTCAACAGACGACACTTATGTGCCGTACAGAGTCGGATGGTATTGCCCTGAATGCAAAGCATTTGAGAAAGCTATCGGCAGAGAACGAGTAATAAAAAGCTAATAGTATTCGCCACTTTCTATCATGTCGCATAACTCAACTGCGCGGCTACCAACTTGTTCAGACCAACGTGAGTCCATGAATTCAAAAGAAGCCTTAGAGTAATTTTCACTAGCCATTGCTGCTAAGGCTTTCTTGAATGTAAGCAGTCTGGTTATCCCTAGATTAAAACCGATATCTATGATCGCATCTCTGCGAGCATCTTCTAAGTCAGAAAACCAATCAAAGTTGTTTTCTAACTCAGTAATTACCCGCTCTAGGTCATTCATGAGTAAAAAATCTATTTCTTTACCCATTAAACCCATGTTTTCTAGGTTACGACCAACACCAATAGTTTTGATTCCAAGCGAATCTTCATAGACATATTTTTTAACGCCTTCGTGCCGCTTAATCATTTCTATCAGTTTAGACATTTTATTTCTTTTTGAATAAACCTGTAGCGTTGAACAAAGTTACTACCGCTCTAACTATATCGTGAGCAACTGGCTGTAACTTATCAAAGTCTTCGTCTATATCATCTGCTTTTTCAATAGCAGCTTTTAAAAGTAAATCAAAAGCAACTAATTTTTCTTTACCTGCGCCATCGTCAGGAATTGTTTCTTCAATTAGTTTGACAATATCTACTACCATTGACCAAAGTTTTTTTACCCAACCAAGATAAGCTAATAAGCCCATTTTTTAATCCTCATATTCTATATCTTCTAACAAATTGTAAGTCAATGCTGCCTTATAAGTTTCCAATAAACCAATAAGCACCATTGCACTTACACCCTTTTCTAAACTAGCTTCTGCCCACTGGACTAATTCATCCATAGCAGCTTCAGTTAGACGGTCAGAACGTGTATCTGGAAAAAGAATAGTATCCATTATCCTAAATACCTAAATGCAGCGCCAATACCTGCCGCTATAATTATCCAAACGAAACGCTCAGTTGAACGAGTTTTTATAACACTTTCGGAAAGCCTATCTACTTTATCATCTAAGCTATTCACTTTATCCTCAATAGAAGATTGACGGTTAAATACTGTGACTAGCCTTTCTTCAACTCTAGCTAATGATACAATGGCTTCTTGCAAGCTATCTATTTTAGATTCTACCCTAGTTAATCGGTCTTCCATCATATCACCACATCTGGCTCACTATACTGCTTAGGAATTTCATAGGTGCAAGTTATATGCTTGCCGCCATCCTTTTTAAACACAATCATCGACATCGTGTGGTCTGAGCCGTAACCCTGCCCTGCGTGCCATGCGTCTGGTGGAGCTAGTGTACCAAATTTTTGAACAGTAACACCCTCAAATTCTTGAATGCTTGCGTGATGAAAGTGACCAACAAACCACATTCTATGTGTCGTGGAACCCCAAGCGTTTGGCATATCTCGTGGCATTATCTGCGCTAGTTTAGCCGCTTTTACTTTATCACCGTGGTGAATACCGAACAGCCACTTCCCCCATTGTAGATAATGAAAAAAGCCTTTTGACTTTAAGATGTTAATTCTAGGCTCTTTTGAATAATAAAACTCTAGAATAAGTTGAACAGCGAGCGCAGTATCTGAGTCGTGGTTACCTCTAGCTACAACAACCTGTACTGTGTCGCATTTATCAAGCATTCGGTCTATCGCGTGTATCATTACATTAGCTGCTGTACGCATTATTTTTTCAAATCGCGTGTCTACATCAACCAATGTTCCTTTAGTAGTAAAGGGGTTAGAGCCGTCAGAATGAGTAAAATCTCCGACTTGTACCAACATACCAGTTTTAGCTTCTGGCATTTTATCTGTTAGATCATCTACAGCATCAAGGATTTCTTTTGCCGCAATTTTAGAGTCAAAATCTCTATCCCTAGTTTCAGAACCATCAGCTCGCATTCCTATGTGAGCGTCACCAATAGTAATGGTTGGCATGATGTCCAATGCGCGGACTTTCTTACCTCTTGGAGTCTTCTTAGCCTTCTTTAGATGTGAATTCAGTTCCTCCACAAAAGCTATAAGCGCTTTTTCTTTTTCTGCTTCTTTTATCGTGCGCCTAGTTTTAAGCCAAGCCTTTTCACCATTGTCGTTTGTAGTGTAGATTGACCGACCAATTACAAACTCACCTTCGGGAACATGACGACTAGCATCCCAGTTTTCTGAGTACCCCGCAGCAGCCGCAGTATTCTTGGTAATAGAAACATAATCGCGCATCGTAGATTGGGAGATGCCCAGTACCCCCGCAGCCCTTGCACTATTGCGATCACATTCTTCCCAGACTTGTATTGCTTGGCGATGACGGTCTGTTTTAGCATAATCAATTAGAGATGCCATTTACTTTTCTCTTTGAACGCCTTTAATTTTCTCTGCCGTTCTCATGCCGCCTAAGCCGAGCATTCCAAACAGCACTGGCATCATTGTTTCCATATCAATTAAGTCTAGTTTTAGTTCAAGTCCTGCAAACTCTAAACCTAAGTTAATAAATGGAATCAAAATAAAGTTAAGCAACATGGCGAGCGAACATACCCACCCGATACTAGGACGCCACCCTGCTACAAAAAGAGATGTATGAGCAGCCTCAACGGCATTTAGCTGTATTTGTGCCTTAGCTTGCTCGTTAGCTTGTTTGTCCGCAATAGTAGCTATTTCGTGCGCAAGAGCAGCTTTTTGGTCTTTGTCTTCAATTACTTTATCAAGCAGACCAGAAACTGGAGCGACTAAACTCTGTGCCAATTGTAAAATCATGATTTTATCCTACCGCCGCAGCCGCCATAAAAATTGCAGAACCCGCACATATCGCCAAAGCGAACAAGGCAATAAGCAAATTCTTCATCTCGCGTTGACGTTGCAACTTCTCGCGTTGTATTTTCAAAAGTTCACGCCGAGCCGCAGCTCTTCGATCACGTTCCTCTGATCGAACCCGAAGCATCTTGTTGTAAAGCGGAGTCTTACCCTGTGCCATAAACATTTTTTTAATCTTAGTCTCGTACTCATCACAGGCAATTTCTGCTTGTATTACTTTCAAAGCGTAAGACTCTACCGACTCTGCGCCGTAAGCTCCGTTAGGCTTGCGCTTGTGCTCTTCTTTAGCTTCTTGAATCTTTTCTTTTGCATCATAAAACGAGCCAAGCTGCTCCATGACTCCACTAGCTTGCTGACCTGTGTCGATTGCAGACTGTATCAAATCAAAGGCTTTTTTAGCCGCCGTTAGTGCTAATCCAATCTCGATCATTTAGTTCTACTCTTTTATTCGGGGTCTGCTTCGGTATTAGCGTCAATCCACTCTTGAGTTAATTCCCAATCATTCCCATCGAAAGAATATTTTAAAGTCGCCCATTCTTCTGGAGGTGTTATATTTTCAATTATAGAAACATTGGAAATATTGCAATCAAGCACAATAGATTCACCAACTAACATACTTTCTTCTAATAATTCAATAGAACAAGCGTCATCTAAAAGAAATATAGAAATTGAATCAATGTTGCGAATAATAGTTTTCATTATTTCACCAATATAGAAGTTGACGATAAAGCAGAACCAACAAGATTTGTAGTTTTCACTTGTGTTAAATTTCCATGAATATCTGCATAATACTTTTTACCCGCAGTCAATCCTGTTAAAGATGTGTTAACTCCAGATTTAATTGTTATTGCTGCGGTTTGTCCGTTTGTATAGTTGCCTGAAGAGATTCCTATAAAATTATCAGCATTTATATTTGTGTTATAAACTTTCATAGAATAACCCCCTTTTTGAGTGCTTATAACATTTCCATAAGACGCAACATAACCATTTTCATCAAACCCATGCATTGCGCCGAATTTACAACCTATAGACATTCTTCCACCAGAATCAGTTACACCAATGTCAAAAACGCCATCTCCAGTAATTGTTGTTCCGGAGACACTGCAAATTTGATACCTATGAGCAACCGATTGTATAAATTTGGAAGCATTATCAAGAATAGCAAACCCTCCTCCTTCATTGGCATTAGTAGCAGATGTTGTTGGTATAGTTTCGCTGCCAAATGTAAATGTAGTTCCAGATAATGTTGCTGCTTTAAATGCTGATTGACCAGTTGACGCTACATACGCAAAGATATAAACATTTTGCGATGACATATACTTAACTTCTACCTGTCGGTTGCTAGTGCCAGAGGCTACAGTTTGTAAACTACTTGCTGTAAAACTAGAACCATTAAAAGTGTAAACTTTACATTGCAAAGTTCCAGAATTATTCCAAAAAACTACAAAATTATCTCTTTCTTCAGAATAAATGATATCAACAATCCCGTAAGTAGGGTCGTCATTGTAAGAGCCACTAGATGCAACTGTTGTTGTTGCTGAAAATATGGGTTGTCTATCATTAAATGTTATTGCTTCTAATGTTAAATTTGGTCCACTATTTTTATATAGCCAAAAAAACTTTTGGTACTTTGAAACATATACTGCTGCATACACGGCATAAGCCTGATTGTAACCTCTAAATCTTTCAGTTTCTAAAGTTTGATCAGTTTGCGCTGCTACGCCATTTGTCCCTAAAATTGTGACTACAGACATGACTTGGCCTGTGTTGTTTGCTGGTCCTAATCCTAAATAGATACCTCTATCATGGTCATAGGCAGTAGCATCTAAATTCCAAGCTGCGGTTTTTAAATAAATCATATCTCCAATCGGGCTAAGAGATAAAATATCGCTATCTCCAAAATCGTAAGATAAAAGCTGATACCCGCTGCGATTAGGATAAGTAGTGTAAGAACTATAATAACCATAAATAAATCTATTGTTCTTTTTATCGAATGTTGCTTGTCTATTTAGACCACTGTCCGATTGTGCGGCAACTGAAATAGGATAAACTGCGGCTTGGAATGGAGAGTATTGGTCTAAATCTGTTCTAAAAGTGGAGGTAACTCCGCTGACTGTTCCATCTGCATTAACAATTACAGTTTGCCCTGCTGTAATTGCTCCACTTGCTGTTGCTGTAATTGAGCCTGCGGGACTTAAAGTACCCCAAGCAGCGTCAGTGCCGTCTGTGGTGAGATATTTATCTGCGTTGCCAGTTTGAGATGGCAGAACGTTACTAACCGAATTCTCAACCGTGTTAATTTGCGTTTGAGCATTAGAAGTCAAACCATCAATAAAGTTTATCGTTGCCGCGCTATCGGCTATATCTCTTGAATTGCTCATACTGGTTCTCCTTCTGGCTCAACCCAATCAGAACTAACTTCCCAATCAGTGCCATCAAAAATATATTTACAACCTGCCCAATCGCTTGGCGCGGAAACATTTTCAACCACAGTTGAATTACTTTTGTTCAAGTCACCAATAATAAATAGTAATTTATCAGCAAGGTTAACTTCTATGTTATGAGTATTTAAGATGATGTTTTTGTCATCTTTTAATAAATACTTTGAACAGTTGTTTGAATCAACAATAGTTTTCATGATTACCCCTTCACAATAATATTTGTAGCCGATGTTGCTACACCCGCATAAACAGAAGTGGTATCTGGCGTAGTTAATAAATCACCATTAGCCTGAACATAATAACCAATTCCTGCTGTCAAACCTGTTTGTGCATCATCTTGGGCAGCGATTATTTGTATTGTTGCTGTTTGTCCGTTGGTATATGCTGCGTCAGAGAATCCAACAAAATTTGTTGAAGTTAAATTTGAACTAAAAAAACCAGTAGTCCAAACATAAGACTTACCGTAAGCATCGTTATCATCTCTATAAATTCCAATAACTTTTCCTTGATCGGGATCATAAGTCAAAATGTTATACAGCGCATTGGTTGTGCTGAATTGAATTACGTCTGAGAATGAAGGAGCAGTGCCAGTTACTGTAGCAGTAAGAATATCTCCTCCTGCATAAGTATTTGACCTTGTAGCGATAACAAACTTTTCACCACTATTATCCCAAGCAATAGCATTGTTCCAACTATGAACATTTCTAAAAACATACAGGTCGCCAAAGGTTATTGTAGTGCCGCTGACTGTGGCAATTCTTGAAGTTCCAAAAGAAGAATTAGCAGCTTCACGCCAAACAATCATGTGTTTATTTAGAGTAGGACTATATGCCGCTTGATGGTCAGCTACCGTTCCGTTTGACCACTCTGCTTGAGTGCCAAAACTGATTGTGGTTCCCGAAATAGAACAGACATTTGCCTTGCCTTTCTCAGAGTCACTATAGTCCATATAAAATATGACTAATTTTTGAGCAGTTTCGTCATAAGTAACATTTTTCGGATAAAAAGCATTATACGATGTTGAAGAAAGTAGTGTTGTTGGACTTCCCGCTGATACGGATGTACCGCTAATAGTAGCAACTCTGGCAATTAGGTTAATACTACTATTATCTGTATAAAATACTGCGTGTTTTTGAGCAGTAACGTCATAACCAGATGTAATTGTATTAGCTCGAATAGCTCCGCTATGTAGTGTTGCTTCAGTGCCGAGCGTTAAAGTTGTTCCTGAAACAGTGCCGACTCTTCCCATTAACCCTCCTGTTAGCGGATAAATGAAAAGAACTTTTTGTGCATTTTCATCATAGGTCACTGAAACCTGAGCGCCTCCTGGAACTGTAGTGCTTGGTATAGTAACTTCTGAGCCAAAAGTTATTGTAGAGCCTGAAATTGTCGCTACATTTGCAACGATATTATTAGAAGTCTTATAAGCTATTATCAGTTTGTCATTTGCTTTGTCATAAATACTGTCCATATATTCACTACTAGCTGACTTAAATGTAGTCAGAGTTCCTACGCCTTCTGTAGCAGATGAACCAGTTACCGCACTAACAGTGCCGTCCGAATTTATGCAAATTGTGTCGCCATTGGCTAATGTGCCACTTGCAACTGCTTCAATCGTTGGCGTTGGACTAATGTTATCTATCTGCGTTTGTATGTTAGAAGTCACGCCAGAAACATAATTTAACTCTGCTGCCGTTGCATTAATTCCAAGATTAACAATAGAAGCAGGTGCGCTCGCTACATCAGATAGATTGTTGCTTATCTGTAATTGATCAGCGACAGAGAATGCGCCGTATGCGATTAGCTCAACTGCATCACCTACTGTAGCCCCAGTAACTAGAGTTATATTTGTTCCTGTTAGCGCAGTGAAGTCAGTCGTAATAACAAGTTTGACACCATTCAAATAAACATCTACAAAACCCACATCGTAGTTGATTGCGAATACAGTTTGCCCTGCCGTTGCTACATAGTTCTGGCGATTTAGAGTGCCATTAACCGCAGAACCTGAGTCTGCCCATGTAGAGCCACCAATATAAACTTTCATTAAGTTTACGACTGTGTTGAAGTACATTGCTCCAACGACTAGCGCGTTTCCTTGATTATCTGTCGTAGGGTTGGCTGCTTTTGAACCAAGATACAGAGCCTGAATTCCACTTGCCGCATCTGCTGCAATTACTGCATCTGCTGACGCTGTAGCTGCACTTGCTGTAGCCGAAGCCGCCGCAGGTACCGCCGCTGCTGCCGCCGCTGCTGCTGCTACTGCATCTGCATTCACTCCTGCAATGTCGGTGTTCATTGCGCCAATGCTAGTATTCATTTCACCTTGGAAAGTTACTATGGCAGCGAGGAAAGCGTCAGCACGAGTTACAAAGGTTGCAGGTGGGTCAGTTCTGGCAGGTGCAACTGGTAGCGTAGTAAGCGTTGGGATAGTCATTAGGTCAAGCCCTCTATAGATAAGGTACACATAGACACTACTGGTCCTGTGAGTAATACATCAAATTCACGATAGTATCCGTAGATAATTGTACCTTCGGTATTATCTTCTGCAATCCAAACACTTGGCGTGGTTCGCAAGTCTGTCAAAATCTTTTTAACTTCTGCAAATCGTCCAGTTTCAATAACAACATCAATATCAGCCTCATCAGAATAAGTACCTGCGGTAACTGTTGTTCTACCCTGAGCGTCAACTGACTTCAGTGAATAGTCAATAATACCAAACGATGCACCGTATTGTGAATCGCCGATAGTTGCCGAAGTTCCTAGAACTAATGCGCCAACTTTTGCCGTTTCACCAGAATCGTTAAATGTCACATCAATAGCCGCTTGCGAATAAGGCGGTAAACCTAAAACGCTTAATTCTTTTTTGCGATCAATAGCTGTAAAGAAGTAATCGTACCAGTTTGTTATCCCTGAAAATGATGTCATTCCAAAAGTTTGATTGTAAACAACACCCTCAGATGGGTCTGTAACTAATATCGTAATACTAGCGCAGTCAACATTAATAGCAGCTAAAGCCGTAGTTACTACCGCAGGAGTTATCGTTACATCAATAATATTCGCTTGAGTTGTTTGCTCTTGTACAACATCGTTAAACATTTTAAATCTGTTGGTACTAGATACTTCCGTCCAATTAGTACCATCGTCAATAGTTGGGTCATTACCTGATTGACTGTGTACAGATACATAAATTTTATGCGTAGCAGTCGCAGCGCCGTTAGCCGTTGTCGTAACCATAGCTTGGTCACCGACATGGTAGTTAGTGCCAGTAACCCACTCAGTAGCATCATTCTCTGGAACGTCAGTAGCCGTTAATGTAGTAGGCGTAACCGTGTTGGACTTAATAACCTTCATTTTATGCCCTCACTGGCGGCAAACCATTCTTGTTCCAACCGTCTTCGATACGAGCAGTTTTGGTTACTGCTTTAGCAACAACTAACATTAGCTCGTTCAAATTATTTCGCAATCCTACCATTTCAGCCGCCATTCTGTCAGTAGCGGCTACCTGCGCTTTAGTTTGTACTCTTTCACCTGCGTGAAGTTCTGCAATGTAACCATCGAAAGGCACAGAACCTAATCCGCTTTGATGTTTACCATCAACAGATGGACCCATAGTAGGATATTGCTCTACTGTTGCCATAGGGCTATTCGTGCCTATTGATGTGCTGTTTGGATTAGTTAAAGTAATTGTGTTTGATTCTTGCCCAGTAGTTAGAGTTAGATTGTTACCAAGCGTTAGCGTGTTTGTATTTTCGGTAGCGGCATTAAAGCTATCGTTATTTGTAGTAATTGCTTCAGCAGCCTGATTATTTGTAGTAGTTGCTTGAGAAGCAGCAGCACTAGCAGCAGCAGTGTTATCGGAATACTCTTTTAAAACAGACTGAGAGTTAGCCAAAATTTCTTCAAAAGTGCCACCGCCTTGAACATCTCTTATAGCTTGTGCGCTTAAACCGTTTCTAACTCCGACAGCG